GGTCGCCAGTGGCTGGACGGTCGAAATTACACGACGGAAAAGCAAGATCCTTGCGATTCCCGGAGCCCCGCCGTCGGGGGACACTCGCACAGCAACATCTGAGGCCATGATGACAGCGACGGCCACGCGGCGCGAGCCGAAAACGATTCAGCGGACCTTTGTACCGCATGAAGTGCGGACAACAGATCTGGCGGAGGGGGTTTGTGGTCGCGTCGTCGGCGTCGGCATGGTGTACGACGTACAGGACAGTTTTGCAACCATGTGGGCTCCGGGTTGCCTCGACATGACGAAGCGGTCCAAGGTGAGCGCCGGCAAAGTGTCGCTGTTCACGGCGGGCCAGTTAGGCCACGAGTACGGGGTGCGTTCGCACGTCGGCGTGGTGCGGGAGATGGGGACGCGGGGGAATGAGGAATGGGTGACGGCCGACCTGTTTGATACCGAGGACGGCCGACGGACGAAAGAGTACCTGAATGCGGTGCTTCGGTCGGGTGGCCGCACTGGCCTTTCGATCGGGTGTTACGTCCGGCGTGATGAGCAGACAGCCGACGGGATCACACGCTTTACCGAAGTCGAGCTCGAGGAGTTCACTATCACCCCACGGCCCGCTGTGCCTGGCGCGGACGTGGACACCGTACGCCAGAATCCGGACGCCGCGTGGGCGCTGTTCGATGCGCTCGTCGCGACGCTCTCACCCGATGACGTGCGCGCCCGTGTGGCGCGCTTGCCTGGTCACTCCGACGACCCGGATCAGGTCGCACCGGGGGCCGCGTCGAGCACCCCCGAGGCCACTGCATCACAGTCCGACGATGGCCGTCCCGCGGGAACGCGGGTTGCCACCGAGGCGGAACGGGCACGCGCCCTTGCCGCCGCTACACTAGGAACCGACTACCATGTCTGACATCAAAAACACCCAAGCAAACGAGTTCCTTGGTCGTGCCGCCGTGCTCGAAGCCGAGCTGGCGGATACGTCGAAGGAGCTGACGCTGGACGAAGTGACAAAGCGCGTCGAGGACATCAAGGCGCTCAAGCAGCGGGCCTTGGCCGTCAGCGACGCGAAGGAGAAGGAACTCGAACAGCGGGCAGCGGAAGGCCTCATCACCCTGCCAACACCCGAATCCCACGCGCAGGAGCAGGCGCGGGAGGATGACCTGCAGGCGGTCAGCGAGCGCGCCGTCAAGGCGTTCGGCTCACCGGGTCGCTACATCCTCGCGCTGGCCAGGCGCGCCAGCCCCGAGGCGCGGCCCTGGACCGAGGCGCAGCAGAAGGCGCATCGGGCCCTGCGTGACTACCACCAGACCCGTGCCCTCGTCGGCACGGCCAGTGATGCCTCGGGCGGCGAGTTCCTGCTCCCGCTCACGCAAGCGGCCGACATCTTCGTGGGCGCTGGCATCGTGCAGAACGGGCTCTTCGAGCGGGCGCCGCGCTATCCGTGTCCGGGGCGCACCGTCCGCATCCCGTACCTGAAGCAGGACGTCGTGACCGACACGCGGCCGCTCTCCAGCATCTCGGCGACGGGGATCGTTGACGAGACGACGGAGAAGCCGGAACACGAGCCCAAGATCGGCCAGCGCATCGTCACCGCCTACAAGTGGGCGGCGTACACCGAGGCGGGCGACGAGACCCTGGAAGACGACTACACCGGCCAGTGGACGAGTGTCCTCCGGCAGGCGGTCGGTGGCGATCTCGCCAACAGCGTGAACAAATCGGTCACGATCGGCGGCGATGGCACGGGTGAGCCCCTGGGTGCGCTCCATGCCAACAACGGGGCACTCTATACCGTCAACCGCCAGACGTCGCAGAACATCGTGGTGGCCGACGTGCTCGCCATGCTCTCGCGCTCCACGATGGGGCCGGGTACGTTCTGGATCGCCAACCCCTCGACCATCCCGGAAATCTTGGGCATGGAGCTGTCGAGTGGCTCGCACGTGACGTACCTGCAAAACCTGGGCAGCGCCCCGAGCGCGATGCTCCTCGGGTTCCCGCTCGTCTGGAGTCATCTGATGAGCCAGCTCGGTGTGGCTGGCGATCTGGCCCTCATCGATCCCGCCCACTACGCCACCGTGGCCAGGCGAGAGATCACGATGGAAAGCAGCATTCACTACAAATTCCGCGACGACGTGACCGCGTATCGGTTCTTCGTCCGAGCGGGTGGTCTGCAGATCCCGACCTCGACGTACTCCTTCGAGTCGACGGGCGCAGCCAAGGGGTTCGAGTTCTCGCCATCCGTGATACTGGGTGACGACGTGACCTCGTAGGCGCAGGGACAGGCTGAGGGACGACAGGCCCGCTGGGCGGGTTCGAACCCGCCCCAGCCTCTATGGACATGGTGATTCAGGCGCGCAAGCGCCACCGCGCGAACGGCGTCATCCGGGAGACGGGTGTGGTCTATACCATGCCCGAGCACGTGGCGCGGAAACTCATCGCCCACGGGCTCGCCGCGCCCCTCGCCGAGCCGCCCGACTGGTGGCACGCGCCGGGCCGTGAACTCCGGACCACGACCACGCCGCCGCCGCTCGTCCATCCGCCGGTCGTGGCCTGCTTGAACATCTGGGACGACCTCCCGGCACTGGAGCAGACCGCGCCGTCTTGGCTCCCGCATGTGGACGCGCTCGTCGTGGCCGATGGACCGTACGCACTGACCGGCAAGACCGGCGAGAGCACGGATGGTCTCAGGGCGTGGCTCGCCGGGTGTCCCGTGGCCTGCTTCAGCGTCCCGATGCCGGGCCCCTGCTGGTCCGACCAGGAGGTGAAGCGGACGGCGCTCCTGCAGGCCGCCAGTCGCGCGTATCCGGACGCGATGCTGTTTATCGTGGATGCGGACGAGTTCGTGCATGGTGGCGCCGCGCTGCGCACGCTGGTGCCTTGTGATGTCGGCTGGGTGCAGGTCCGGACCCCGACCCTCTATCGTCGGCGCTATGGTCAGCCCCGGCTCGTCCGGGCGCACCCCACGCTCGCGTATGACGGCCGCCACCATTGGCTGATGCGCGAGGGGCGCGTCTTGGCCACGCACCAATACGGGGGTCGGGGCTGGTTCCACCGCGCCGTGCCCCTGGCCCTCACGAACCAGCGCGGGCTCGGCCACACCAGTGAGCGACGGACGGTCAAGCGCCAGCAACGGATGATGACTGCGCTGGTCGAGCAGGAGCGGACGACCGGCGCCACGGCGAGCGATGGCCATGCGCGGGCACGGGAGTCGCTCCGCATCCTCCAACTCACCTCCTACGACGCGGCGGGCGTGGCGTCACGCCTGCACACGGCGATCAATGTCACGACGCCGCACGCGGCGGTGCTGGGGAGCGCGCACGACAGCAACCCGTTCCACTATCCCGTGCAGTACGACCTCGACCGGGACCACGCCGCCCTCAACGCGGTCTGGGCCTCGGCCGACATCGTGCATTTCCATCTCGACTATCGGCCTGCCGCCCGTATCGGTCGGAGTCGGGACCACTGGAAGCCGCAGACCGTGATCCACCATCACGGCACGATGTACCGTGAGCGGCCGGGGCCCGACCTGTTCAACCAGCTCGATTCCGGGATGGCCGGACTCCGGCTCGTGAGCAACCTCGAACTACTGCAGTATGGCGAGGGCCTGCACTGGCTCCCGAATATCACGCCGGTGGCCGAGTACCGCGCGCTTCGACAACGCACACCGCGCGGCCCTGGCCCCTTCCGGGTCGCCCATAGTCCCAGCAAGCGCCATCTCAAAGGGACCGAGGTGTTCTTGCGCGCGGTCGAGCGCGTGCAGGCGATGGGGCTCGCCCTCGAGCCCGTCCTGATCGAAGGCCAGACGCACGCGGACTCGCTGACCATGAAAGCCGGGTGTGATGCGATCTTCGATTCCTTCTGGCTCGGCATCCAGTGTAGCGGGCTCGAGGGCGCCGCGATGGGTTTGCCGGTCATCGCGGGCGACGAGCACGTGGCCGCTGCGTACCGTGCGCTGATCGGTGAGGTGCCCTACACGTTTGCGGATACCGAGGACCAGTTGGTGGTCATCCTCGAGCGGCTCGTGGTGGACACGACCTGGCGGGCGACCGAAGCCGCGCGGGTGGCGCAGTACGTGACCGACTACCACGACGAGGCGGTCGTGGCGCTCCGCTATCTCGACCTGCTCGATGTGGCGTTCCGCTGGCGCACCGCGCTTGAGATCACTTCTGCCATCCGGCCCGATCCCGCCACGCCCACCCCTGAGTTCGTGCAGGCGCAGGAGCCCGCCGTGCCGCACGTCACGCCATCACCTCGACCCATGACGCGGATCGCATGACGACCACGACGGTGATGCGCGAGGCGTATGATCGCCATTTCACGCGGCACAAGCGTCAGCCGACGCGGGCGCTGGGCTGGCCCGCCACCTGCTGGCTGTGGGATGCGCTGGACCAGTGGGAGGCGATGACGGTGCTGGAGTGCGGCTCGGGGTGGTCGACGACGGCGCTCCGGATGTGGGCTGGTGCCCGCGCGGGCCGCTCCGTGGTCACGACCGACCACAAGCGCCCGTGGCTCGATCTCGCTCGGAGAGAATGTGAGCTGGAGGGCCTCGATGTGTCCGGGTTCGCGGAGCACGACGCCTATCTGTCGTTGCCGCTTCGCCGAT